ATGATTGCCCTCTTAATTGTTCCGTTACTTATTAGTGGTTTCATACTTTTAACAAAACACCCTTTTCACTTCTACCGTTTACACCGTTACACAGGCCAGCTGCTTTACATGAAAGCAGCTGGTTACGGTTTTTTTTGTGTAATGTGTGCGGCTTTTCTTGCTGTCATTTTGAAAGCTATCTTTACAGATTTCCACCCAGTAATGGACTTGGCGAAATGGACTTCTTTCACAATAGAGGATCATCTAAACAGAATGTGGTCTTGGTTTATCTGCATCTCTGTAGCATCAATAGCAATCGGCTATCTATGGGCTTATACAGCAAAAATTATCTACGTTGTAAAGTTCATCAAAGCATTATTATCAGACCTCAATCGGAAGCAAGCAATCGTACCTAAGGATATACCTAAGCAACTTAAGCTTTCAGTTCTTGCTCCACTAATGCTTGAATCACCTATGAATGCATTGTTCTTCCATTCAATGCTTTATAAGAAAAGTATTCTAGTCACATTGGACTGCGGGAAAGTTTATGTTGGCGTGGTTTCCCGTATTGCAGAACCAAACGAAACTGATGCGCCGACTCAGGAAATTGCATTAACTCCTGTGATGTCAGGATACCGGCATAAAGATACTAAACGTATTTATTTTATCAACGATTATGCTAACTTGGCGCATGTTGACACCAATATCAATATCCCCAGAAGCAACATCACGCATTCCTCTTGGTTTAATGAAGATGTTCATAAGCAAGTTGATGATTCCTTTGTGGGGCCACGCCAACCTTCTGATTCTTAATGGTCGAGCACTGCCGCTCTAAAAGGGCGGCCGTGTTACATCATCGGATTATCATCAAACTCCACCGTTCGCATGTCATTCACAGCATTTATAGTTAGGCCAAAAATCCCGTAACCATCTACTGTGTTTATACGGTCCTTTCGCCCGTTATCATCTAAGCTTTCCAGGTGCTTAGATGTGTGAGTTCTGAACCGCCTGATATGTAATTCCCCCTTACTCGCAGACGATGTGCAAACAATCACATGGGGTAGCAGAGCAATCAACGTTAAGCAGCGCTGCCTGAGTGATACCGGCCCGCTAGTACGTGTTAACCTTCATGAAGTACCTAGCGCTCGGGTGAGAAATGAATAACCTTTCCAGAGATATCCGCTCTTTAATGTTGTCAGTAATAGTTGAAGGAAGACCAATCTCAAATCCACCCATTTGGATTGAACAGCATAAAGATGCGCGTCTCACCTTCATTCGAAAATAGATCCCTAACGGTTGTTATGTGGAACTCGATCTGGTTGATAGCCTGACTCAGCAAACATCGCAAAAAGACAGCCTTAAACTGTAGGGGAATTATTAGCTGTGACAGAAAGTTGATGGATTATGCTCTTTGTTTAAAATTGATATCGAGCCTATTTCTCTTTCAAAATTCCTGGGCTTGGCTTTTTAGATAAAATTAACTCATCAATGATATTAACCTTAATTACAATCAACCATGCGACATAATTTGTCGCATTACATCTCTCACATCCTATTATGTTCGAAACAGCGACCACATCAATTTGCAATGTTTTTTAGTTACCCGTAAAAAACATTGACTTCAGTCAATATGCATGTCTTTTAATAAACTAATATACTTTAACCAGCCAACGGGTTGGGAATTTAAACAACATATAGGTGTAATTATGAAACAAATTAAGTTCAATACAAACTCAAATGTCCCTGAATATTTTTATAAGGCGCAAATTGGCGACCAACTTCATTTTATCGATGATCCTGAGGATGGGGAGTGGGAAATTATTACTAAAACATGGTCTATCAATAAAGACCAGGAGATAGCATCCATCATTCTTAGTATTGATATTGTAACGAAGTAATTACTTCGACCACTAAAAGTAGCTTGCTGCTTTTAGTGGTTATGCTATTTTTATCAACCACAAAATATATAACTCAATATTTATAATGAAAGTAATTACAAACTCATAATGTTATATTCTTTTATCACCTTAAAACCACTGGAATTTGTGGGTATTTTTAGCCATTTTAGCGCCCGTTTCCTCACTGGCTATGCTTGCTTGATAGAGGGTGTTGTATGATTGTCTGGACAGACTGAATGAAGAGATTAGAGAGAGAGGCGTCTAGTAAAAAGAAGGAAAATCCGTTAGCCTGCCGACAGCAGTCAGTCCCCGTAATAACAGAGGAAAACCTAAAACAACGTACCGTCTCCTTGGGGGGATAGATACTTTATAGACATCCGGCCTGTTTTTGTCATAGATATATTTCACATTGTTTTTAAACAGACTTATTTAAAATCAGCGGTTTAAAGCATACGTTAAGCACGATTTTTCCCTGGCTAAAAACCGCTTCGCTTCGTCTACTAAAACTCTCCCCACTCACTAAACACTAGCGGCTCACCGTAACCACAACGGCGATATTCCTTTGTTGAGTTATAAGGCCAGTATAACTGTCGACAGGCTCCCTCATTCACCCCCGTAGCAACTACTCGCAAAGCCCCCGCAGTTTCCTCAGGATAATGTTTTTCCTCCGTGGCGTAGCTGCTGACACTCTGGAAGTAATCGCCTGGTGTGGTCAGTTCATCCAGGTCCTGATCCTGCGGTAATGAGTCAGTGGCCATAGGCGCGGCACCGACATCCTCCGCGCTCAGGCTGTCTCTGGTTGCCAGTTCACCCAGCCCGATATGATTGCGCGCTTCCGCCTGAGACTCTTCACCCGCTGCTGCGAGTTCAGAGAGGTTATTTTCAATTCGCAAATACTCTTCAATAACCTCTGCTGCAGTTACATTGATTGTTCTCGATGCCGAGATACCAGAGTTGACACCTGTTACGGCAACCGTAGCCGTTCCTCCGCTTCGTGCATCAATTTCACCATCAATGAACGTCACCACCGATGAATCTGATGAACTGTACTGAACGGGCTCAGTAAAATTCAGTGGAGTAAAAACTACGCCGGCAGTGAACGTCTCACCTTCTGCCATTTCTTCGGGCGCAACGAGTTCAATTTTTGTCAACCAGATTTGTTGCGTTACTGTTGCGGTCCCCGTAACCGTTCCTGACTCAGCCTGAACGGTAGCGATTATAGTCTGCTCACCTGCTTTGTTTGCCGTCGAACTGTAGATGCCGCTTCCGTTTATGCTTCCAAGCGAAGCATCAGCCACGCTCCACGAAATGACATAACCAGCAGCAACGCTTGCAGGGAGGATCGTTCCGGTAAACTGACGGTTTTCCCCTGCCTGATTAGTTCCGGTTGCGGGTGAAACAACAATCGCAGTGGGATATTCAACACCTTCCTGTTCTTCCGCCTGATCCGTTTTGATGATGTACATTGCCGCGATATTTCGTGGCCTCGTTTCATCCCCACCTTCCTCGGACGTCCCCGCATTTGTGGTGATACGGGTATATTTACCAGGCCAGTAAACACCTCGAATCGTTCTTGGCCCGACAAGACCATCGCTGGCCCGCTCCACAGGTGCGGAATGGGAATGTTTTTCCAACGCACTAAGTTGTTCACTTCCAACATCGCGGCCAACATCAGGATCGATTCCTGCACCGTTATCCCAGGCGCGAATAAAACGGCCTCGCCAGTCTGGTACTCTTCCTGACGGGTGTTGCTTGAAGAGTTCAGGATTTTCAGAAGTATTAAACGCCTGTCCGTTTAATTCGATCCATCCATCTGGGGGAACCCTGCCCCCCCAGAGCACAATCGCACCGACCGGAAGAATAAAGGGGGTAACCGTCGTATTGATCGACTCTTCAATCTTGTCTTCGAGTTTATCCGTAACTTTTTTCAACCGACGCGGAGTAATAATTTTAGTACCGCTCGTTCCGGCTGTGGTTTCCAGATCGGTTGCTTCAGCAAAAATAAATTCCTGCCACTTTGATTCACCCGATCCCGGCGTGGACGTGTTGTTATCAACCAGTGATACGTAATTTTTAAATGCGGCTGTACTGCTGGCACGATAACGAATGACAGTGCCAGCAGCATAGGCAAATGCCGTTCCGTTGTTATCCGCTGCGGTGATGAACTCAGGGAACGCCGCCGACTGATACTGACGCAGGGCAACGGTGACAGCATTGAACATGAAGTTCATCACCTCACGCTCTACTGCCTTCGCGTTTGCATCGGCGTCCATGTCTTTTTCGTAATCAAGGGGCCAGCCCTGCGCCCAGTTCACGCTTCCGTCAGTGGTTACCGTTTCAGGGATGGTTGATGTATCGCCGTTAGACGCGAACGGCACGCGGAAGAATACCTGATCCATAATTACCTCTTAGCTCATTCCATTTTGTGAAAGTGTGGTACCAACCAGCATGCGCATGCTGACCTTACACTGCAGATCACCGTCCTCAGCAGATGCCACCTGCGCAAGGGTTGACAGATTCCATGAATTGTAAGGCCTCGCTGGCATGATGACGCTGATTGTTGTCTTTATTGCTGACGCAGTGGTTTCCGTAGCGCTGATGAAATACTGGGCGTTGATGTATTCATTTTTTTCATCGGTGTAGAAATAAGCGGGCTCCATGGCAATGTATCGGCTGATACTTACCCCACCAACTGAAGTCACCTTTAGCGGGTTTGATAGCGACACTGTCATGGTATAAACGCGCGTTCCGTCAGCCATGCTTTTATACGTATCCAGCAATCCTGTCAGGGTTGAACTTGAGAATTTTGGTATAACGGCGTGAGCACCGTTAACATACAGCCCAGCGGCGTTGGCTTTGACTAAATTCGTTGCCAGAGGATCGATATCAACTGAAGCGCTTACCTTTAGCCACTCCAGAAAATCATCTTCAGTGCCTTCATTACCAGCGTTCAGCCAGATTTGATAAGCAGATAATCCGTTATCGCCTTGTTTACCTTCCATCGACTGTAGATATGCTGCTTCGCTGGTGTCGCTGCTTCCTTCCTGCGCATCAGCCCATATCTGGTACGCTGACAAACCATCGGTGCCGTTTTCCCCGTCTTTGCCTGGCTTACCCGACATAAAGACAATAAATGCATCTTCGCTGGTATCAGCACCTTCTGGCTGAACTTTTACCCAGAGATCATAAGCTGAGGCGCCATTCTCTCCGTCCACTCCCTGTTTCCCTTCCTGAAATGCCAGATAAGCCTGTTCCGTTGTATCGGCTCCCGACTCCTGAGAAGCCACCCAAATCTGATAGGCAGAAAGCCCGTCAGCGCCGTTTTCACCGTCTTTGCCTGGCTTCCCCTTCATGTATTCCAGATAAGCGGCCTCGCTCTTGTCAGCCCCTTCAGGTTGAGCTGTGGCCCACACCTCATAGGCAGATGCGCCAGTGTCTCCGGCGGGGATCAGCTTTTTAATCTGCTCAACCGTCGCGCCGCGGGTTTCTTTATCCTGAACAACAGGAAATAGCTCCTTACCCGTCAGATTTTCCGTTGGCGGCAGTTCCGAAATTGCAATGCCGGCAGTGCCTGCTTTCATTGAAACCAGCTTTAACGCAGACGTAGAAACCCCACCAGCAGACTTGCGCCCGCCAGGTAATTTTTTATTTGCCATTGTTGGCTCCTGATTAATTTATTTTAAGAGGCTCGGATTCGAGTTCCAGCGCTTCACAGTCCAGAGTGACCAGAAGTGCGCGAGCAACAACCGTTGCTGGTGAGGTGATGGTTGAAAGGGAGAATTTACCCTCGGAATCAGTAACGGCACGCTGCACGCGCTGAGCACCGTCAGAACCAGTAATGATTACCGTCACGTCCTGGTCGGAGACGTCGAGTTCGTTAACGATGATTTGGCCTGACAGCACGCCGCCAGCCCAGCTAATTTTGATTGATCCGTAATAGTAGATCGGAGGTCTGCCGTCACCGTACCAGAATGGCGCGTTGCCGAAATTGTTGTTGTGCCGCCCAAACCCAAACGGCTTGCGTTTTATAACGCGGTGCTTTCGCATTCCCACACCCTGAGGACGTGGGATCAAATCATAGTCTTCCACCAGCTGTTGCACAGCAACGCTTACGGTGTCCTCATGCCACACCAGCCGCATTGTCATGTCCTGGGCATCCAGAACGGTGACATTAACGTCCAGAATGTAATCCGCAGCAGATTTCACATCGTCTATGGTGGCGATCCCGTTGTTCTTGCAGATTTTGGCCTTTATCATTTTTCGGTAAAGGTCATCGTCCACTTCAGCAACTTCGCACCCGGGGTAGAAGCGTCCAACAGGCCGCTTGCGGTAACCCGCAATGCGACCGCAGATATTGAGCTGCTCACCTTCCGCTTTATCAATATCGAGGATCTTACGGACCTTCTCTATCTGTTCGACAATTCTGCTCTGGGCCACGTCAGGGAGAGACAAAATCCACTCGATAAGCTTCGGGGCGTTTTTGTACTCCCAGTAAATTCGGCTTTTCGCCTTATCGCTGAATTCAGACATAATTTATCGTGATGTTCTCCGTACTGAAAACGCCTAGCTGGTTGAACTTAACGGCGATGACGCTCCTGTTAACTTCTCCTGCAGCCGTACCGATAGAAATATTACTGACATAATCATCAGCGCCGACAAAGTAGTTTGCTGGGGTGTACAACCGCCCCGCCGCCAGCGCTTCACCGATTCGAAAACCCTGCTTTGCAAACCCCGTGGTTTCATCAAATCCCACCAGCGTGTAATCCACGATGGCCTCTTTAATTTTCGCCTTCTCGTCCTCACCCAGCGTGCTTGTTTTGATATCCACCTGCACATAAACGGCCACGTACTCAGGACGGAAGAACGTGATGTTGACGGGCTGACCTTTCGGCGTGAACGTGTCCACGCTGAATTTGTTCGGGAAGGTGTTATAGCGATTCAGGCCGCAGCCAGGATTTTTATGTGTGGCCATCGCCAGGACGATAGCGTCAGTTTCGCCACCGTCGATAAAAACAGCCATCGAATGCCCGTAAACGCCATGTTCGTCCGTCTGTTCGTCTGGGTTTTCGTGCACCAGCGTCTGTTTAACGCCTGTCACGTTATCCAGCGCGGCTTTCATGTTGTCGATCTGGTTATTGCCTGGCAGGGCTACCGAGTAATTACGCCTCACCCGAAAGGCGTTATCACTCTCTTCGGCTTTCCCGAGACTTGCGCCCTGAGTGTTCGTCACCGCGCGTATACGGGCCACGGGCGAAGCAATGATAGTGAGAGTGCCTGGATTGGCGCTCTCCGCCCCAGCGGTCGTACACGTAACGCTGACGGATACCTTCCCGCTGGTATCGGTGATAACCTTCGCGTCCGTGGTCCAGAGCGTGCCTGTGACACGATGGCGAACCTTCACCCCAGCCGGTATTTCGATTAGCCCGTCCCCCTCAAACTCCACAACGTCCGTTGAGAAGCTTTCCGGCTGCCGCTGTAAGCCAGCGAACGCGCCTATGCGGTCCAGTTGCTGTCCCTTTGCCGCGTTCGGGTCCGCTGAGTGATAGGCGTTAATTACCTCTTCATCCAGGTTAGCGAATAACTCTGCCCAGATAGCAATCGCCATACCGTCAGGCGTTTCTGGTGACAGGTTCCAGCCGCTGTCTATTCCGAGGTATTTTTCAGTCACCTCGTCTTTGTATTCCTGAAGGGTCGTTCCCGTCGCGCCGTGTTTCGTTATTTCAGCCATTAGAGATCCTTGTCGTACAGGAATTCAAACTGTTCGTTGTTGATGTCGGTCAGCGTGGCCCTGATCGTGAACGTGCGTTTTCTGGTGTCGCTGTCCATATCAAACGTGTTGATTGCCAGCACGCCCTTTGTGGAGAGAATGCGCTGTTTTATGTTGGCTTCAGCGATATCGCGCGAGGATTTACCCAGGATGCTCTGAAACCACGGCGTACCGTCAGTGGCATCCAAAAAATACTCCCCCAGAAAAAGACGAAGCCTGCAAATGCAGGCCTGTCGGGTTTCTTCTTTTCCGGTAACGAAGTGATCGCCACTCGTCACGATATCGCCGTCTGAGAAATTACGGATCATATGTACCTCTTGTTACCACGCCAGCCTTGCAGGAACGCATTCACCGCATCACATAAACAATGGCTGTAATTGATAATCCAACTGACGCCACAAGAGCCGACACTGACAGGATTATTCCCGCTACATTTGCGCCTTTTTCACTCATGTTTCCACCTATACGTAAAAAGGTTTTGGTGTTAGTATTTTTTGGCATTCGCTCTCCGCGATTCATTCATAAATTTCCTTGTTGAATGCACTCAGCCGATATGTAGCAATGAAAAACCCCTGACGTTTGCGGCGTTCAGGGGTTTTGTTTTTTTGTATCTATTGTGTAACTTTATTCCGGCTCGTTGGTTGTGCCCCCGCCTTTCTCTACACCGCCATGTTTATGCGTTGAGCCGATATTCTTCCCGTTGTGCGTAAGTCCGTCAGACGACAGTGAGAGCGTTTGACTCCCCACATTGAGGTTTATCCCACCATCAGAAAGATGAAGCCGCACAGAGCCGCTGGCGTTGCTCATTCCGATACCTTCAGTGGGTAAACCAGAAATACAGGTGGCGCGTGAGCGATAGCCAGGGGCAAAAAAGGCATCGGTCGCATCGAACATGCGAGCATCGAGAGGACGAACGGGCCCGCCCTGCTCGATCCAGTAATCAACGGAACGCTGCGAAAAATGAATGAGTCCTTCAGTGCCTTCCGGCAGTTCGTGAAAAACGGACCAATTCGCAGTACCTGAAAACTGAACCGGCACATGTTTGATTTCAGGGAGTGTATTAAACACTCCCTCTCCCTCATGCCGCTGAATACCTATTTCAACAATCGCACGCTGCAAATCGGGATCATATCCCGTCACCTTGCCAGGCAAGCAAAACATTAGATCCCACAAAAGTTGCGGCCTGAGTTGCATCATCATCGTGAGAAAAGGGTTTGTGTCCTTCATATCAACTTCCTCGCCACAAACATATTGCGGTCGTTTTCCAGGTGTTTCCCCAGAGCGATCCTTCGTGAGTTGTTCTGAGAATGGTGAATTTTCCGGTCCTGCGCTGTTTTTCCGCCAGGTTCTGAAGGTCCGTAAAATAGGCCTGACTGAAATTCAGGGTCCAGAATCTGGAGGTGACATTCATCACATCGGCTGGCTGAAGCTGATAGTTAAGTTTTACGTCAACCTCCAGAGAACTCGCATACCAGCGCGGGGCACCCTCCATACCACTCAGGGCTGATATGTCATGTTCAACCCAATCACGCGCAGCACCATCGCGGATAATGATCGTGCGCGTGGGTGTGTGGAGCCACCAGAATCGGAAAAATTGTTTAAGCTCGTCCAGAAGAACGCGGCAAAGTTTTCCCCCTGCATTGCGGCCCCTGATTAGCACAGGAAGATCTGAGAAGTCACCGACAAACTCCACGGGAGCGCCCAGCCCCTCGGCTATATCCCTGATGACTTCCTGATATGGCGTGTTATCGCCCCATGACTGGTATGATGTTGCATCCCATTCCGTAGAGGTTGCTGTGCAGTAGAGTTTTATGCAGGTGCTAAAGCCATCCTTTGCAACCTGCACATTGTTAATGCGCCCCGTAAAAATCACGCCGATATCATCCCCATAACCAGCTTTGAGGATGACCGTTCCATAATTATTTTTGGCATCATCCCGCAGCTGTATCAGCTCACGTGCCCTGGATGAAATACCAAAAACAGTAATGCCGGCAGTCGCGTTGGCATGTTGCGGAAAATTATCAATCAGAAAGCGCGTTTCGATAGGCGGGGCGTAGGTAAGCACTTCTCCGCTGGTGGTGGTGATTTCAAGCAGGTAATTTCTGTCAAACAATCTGCTCATGAGCAACCCACTCCAGTTTATTATCGCGGCCTAGATTGCTGACCGTCGGGCTTTCGCCTCGCAGGTATAACGCGCCAATGTCAGTATTCAGCCCAGCCAGCAAATTAACGTCAGGATGCAGCGCACGACCAAGAACTACCGGATCACCGTTTTCCAGAATATCCACGCAGAAATATTCAAAACGGGTAAGCCAGCGAAGACGGAAGACAAGAAAATGAGATCCGAGTTGAATACGAAAACGCTGGAATGCGTGACCACTGGATAGTGGAATGACGATCATGCTACCTCCACAATTTCAGTAATAACTTCCCCTCCGGCAAATTCACGCTGCCCCTGCGTGGTAACACTGTCACCCCAGGGTAAATTGGCGTTAGTCTCTTCAACCGTGTCGTGGATGATTGTTAACTGCAACATATCTACGACGATGATCAAACCGCCTTCGGTCTCTTTGTCGATCTCCGTTCTGGTGCTGGTTATGATGCAGTTTTTATAAGACGCGCCTTTACTGGCCACCAAATCGAAGGTTTCGTGGTTTCGCTGGATGGTGCGCAACTGTTCCAAAAGGCTCTGTGATCGAGTGGTGCCCTGACTGTTCTGATATACCGCCAGCCCAACACTTGCCGCGATGCCAGAAAGTGCAGCTGTACGCCCCGACATAAGCGATGCTGCCACCCCTGCTGTAAGCCCTCCACCGATATCAACAAGTGGCTGCGCCAGTTCCTCCTGTTGAGCGATCAAACCTCGAAACCAGTTATCGGAAACTCCTATTTCCATGCTGATGTCCAGCGCACGAGTCACCGCGTTATCATGCGCGGTTTCGGCGGTTTCAAGCGGAAATTCACTAACGTCTGTCCGCAACTCGGTACTCTCTTTAAGCAGGGCATCAAAATAGAGATTTCCGATCTGCGGCCTGTTTCGAGTAAACAGTCCTGTTATTGCCATCAGAATTTATCCGTTGAGAGGTGCGCGGTTGCCTGGCTGGTTTTATCCGAGATTTGCCCGAAGACAAGATCGGCGACTTCATCAGCATTCGCGCTACTCGCATTAATAACGATATTGTTATTTGAGGTCACGGAACGAGAGCCAGCACCACCAGAATAATTAGTTGGTTGAGGAATGCTGTTTGCGCTTGCGTAATATCCTGCCAGAGCATTTTGCCCAGCCGAAGAATTCAGGCCTGTCCATACCTGTCGAAGCCCGTTAGCTGCTCCGGTGAAGTTCCCATTACGAATGTTTTCCCCCTGGCCCGCGCGCTGCGCCAGCCATAGTGCCGCTTTATCCTGATTTGCAGGTGAAAAGTCAGTAAGGCCTAAAGCCCTGACTGCGTCATCCCATGACTGAGCTGTTATCTGATAACGGCCCGCAGCGGATGTTCGTGTACCGTTATGGTTAAAATACTGCCGAGGGTGGTCTTTATACCCATCAAACTGCTTGCCACCGAATAAAGTGTTATACCCTGAATTACTGTAATTCCCGGTACCTTCGGCTTTAGAAATTAGATTGAGAAACTCCTTTTCTTCCCTTGAAAGTGAAGATGCTTGTTCTGGGATATTTGGTGGAAAATTTGCGGCATATGCAGATGGGAAAATCCCCATAGCATTGTTTAAATAGCTGGACGTATAGCCCGATAGGGTATCTGTTTCAACGGCGTTGTTGGCAGCAATTGGTTTGCCAGTATCTGCAAAAAGGTTTTTCAACCAGCCCCTAAATTTTGCACCATATTCTTCGGTAGGCTTCATCAATTCGTCATACCAGCCCCCGTTCGCAATCGAATCAATCCAGCTCCTGTTGTCCCGGTAAAATTCGTTTGACGTTGCCAGAAGGTCATTTAGGCTTTTAAGTAATGGTCCGCTTATTGATTTACTCAGATCGTCAAAATTAAGTTTAAGTAGAGCAAGCTGCTCTTGAAATTCCTGTGAAGAGTCGATCAGTTCATTGCTGGGTTGGCGATAGCTTTTGACGAATTCCTTCATTGCTTCATTTAGACCAGATGAACCTCCCTCCAAAAGCCTGACAAGAGCTGAATTATCACCTTCACCTAATCCATCTCGTATCCATCTCCGCTGATCACTATTCATCTTCTCGTAGGATCCTGCGAGATAATTAATAGCATCCACACCTGATAGATTTTGAAAATGGGACGGGTCAAAAACCCCACTCCAATATGATTTTTCGTTAAGCCTCCCCTCTTTTGCATCCTGTTGTAGAGAAGTCACTTTTTGTACGATGCTGTAGGCATTGTCAGCGCCTGCACCAACTCGGTCTAAAGCAAACTTAAGGAGATCTATTTGCGATATTGAAAATTGAGTGTTCCTAGCGAGCCTTGCCAGTTCGTTTGTTGTACCAGCAACACCGCGCGTAAGTGAGTCGAAAGTTGCGGCTACCCCTGCCATGGCTCCAATTTGAAGCGCCGTTGACTTTAACCCGCTAAGCGCATCCATGCCCGTTCTGAAACTTTTCTTATCAACATCCAATCCAAGCGAAACCAGAAGACTATCAATCACCTCTGAATTGTCTTTAGCCATAATAACCCCATTAAAAAACCCGCATTTCAGCGGGTCTTGTTTTCAGCCTAATGTTTGCCGTCTGACTACTTCGAAAAGGGCGTAAGCCAGCACAATACAAGCTGCAATTATTAGCCGTTTGATAAAAATTAAATTTGCTTCCGGATCATCTGTTTTACCGATGGCCGATATAAATCCATCAATTTTAGCAATTAGAAAACCTATAACCGCACCAGCCAATACACCAACAGGCCCGTGCGTCATAGCACCAATTACAGCGCAGAAAAGAATGGTTACGTAGAACATTAACATCCCTATTAGCCACAAAAACTACAGGGTATTCAATGAATATTAAACGAAGGTTAAATATCCCCAACCGTTCGCTGTTTACTTGTTTGATCTGGCTTTTTCTGCTGCATCGAGAAGATCGTCCATAGCGTCGTGCATCATTTGAACCTCCTCAATCGAATAGGTGCCATCCGTCATTTCTGTCCAGCGCGCCAGCGGCTGGCAAATGTTTCCTACGCCTGTACAGGGCCGCCATAGGAACCAGTCAACTCTGGCGTCTTCTCCTTCGCCTCCGGATCGGGGTCTCCCTCGTTTTTGCTTAATTGCCAAAAAGGGCCGATGTTTTCCTTCAAAATTTTAGCAATCAGCAACAGGAAAAGATGTGGCTCATCCTGAAAAAGGTTTTCCGATACAGGAACGTTGTCAGAGGTGCGGGCAATTCCACCGCCAGACACACATAACTTTTTGAGTCGTTCGATTAGCGGCATTTCCAGCGTAGCGATAACTGCAACTGCTCCCATTTCTCCCATATCATCACGGACAATCGGCAGGAGGTTATAGCGCGAGGCTATGTTTAACATTTCCACCTGATCCCGCGCTGGCGCTGTATCACCTACATAAACTTCGTTATTAATCTGAATCTCAATTTTACGTGCCATTTGTTAGCCTTATATTTAATGTGGTTATGCTCCATTAGTCAGCGCCTGGCAATGCAGTGCCGAGTAACTGAAAATTAAGGAGATTTATGTCACAGGTTCCGATTGTCTGCCCGCAGTGCGGCAGTAAGGTCATCAACGCAACCACCAAAGTGAATTCGTTGGACGATCTCAAGGGTGCCGTTTGCAGAGATTGTGGACGAGAGTTCACCAAAGACGATGTTATCGCTCAGGCTACAAAGACGGCTGCGGATATCATCAGGCAAGCCCTCGGGAAACGCTGATTCCACCTCGCTAACTAACTGAACGATTTTTTCTTTCAGAGGGGTGATATCAATTGCAAGCGTCACCCCTGTTTCAATATTATCCATCAGGTTTCCTCACTATCTGCAAACTCGAAGGTAAACGTTTCGTCGCTGGCGCTCTGCTTACCACCGCGCCCCATTCCCCCGCGCTGAGTCATTACCCCATCAAACGCTTCAACGGTTTCATCGGTGCCGCGCTGCCGGAAGGTAAAGAAAAAATCCACGCCCGACTTTTCAAGCGCTAACAGCTGACGGACCTGATCGCAGCCAGGGATCAAACTCACTGATAAACGTTTAGGTCGTGTCGGCCCGTCCAAGCGAACGGATGTTTTACCGATACCACGTTTCAGGGTGGCGCGAGGGTCAATATCTTCAATGGTGATCGGCGGGTCCGTATCCCCGAACTCGTCAATAGGAAGCCCGTTGATAATGAGGTCAGCGTGGCTGGCGCCGTAGTTCTTCATTGCCATAGTCCATTACTCCACTGTTACGTTCATCTCTGCCACATGCCCTGCACGCGACAGAATGACGAGGATTTTTGTTGGCGGGAATTCGCGCTTTTTGCGCTGCGCTTTGGTCAGGGAGAGAACGTCTTCAGCCTTCGACAGAATGACGTAACCGAATTTTGCGGTTTTCTCTTCACCCGTCTGTTCATCGGTATAGGTTCCCTCTCCCAGCACGCCGTTGTTATAGAAGCGCTTGAGAGTGTCGGTCAGGACATTAAGCAGGCTTTCATAACCGCGTGGCGTTAAGGGCCGCTTCGTGCCGACGTTGGCGATATGGTTGTAACCGTCCACCTGCAGGTGATTCTTCAACACGTCGATATTGATCACGTCGTCAATGAATTCCCCGTAAGAGGACATTGAAAAGCTGTTGATCACGCGACAGGTATCTTTCTGGCCCGCCAGCTCTACCGGAGTGAAAAACACCGCCTTTTTCGCCTTTAGCGCGTTGTAGTGGCTCGTGGTAAGCTCGTCGCCATCGATGCCAGGCAAAACCTGATACTCTGCCGTAATCGCCGTTTTGAGGCCGTTAGGGCGGAATTTAGCGAACGTGGCGGCGACCTGGACCATTGAGTGAGCCTGTGAAGGGTCAATTTCTACCGCTTCGGGCGCACGCCAGCCCACCAGCATATGACGGTTACCCTTTTTCGCCAGAAGAGAAACGATATCGTCAGTCTCGTTCTGGTCGATCACTTCATCCTGCGTGTTGGTGTACCAGACGGGGTGATCGGTCGTATCGCTCCAGTCGCTCAGCACCATCAAATTTTCATCACTGAAATCTTCAGTTTTGAAAAAGTAATTGTAGCGCCATGCGGCTTCGTTCGCTTTATTCACCGTGGCGATCAGGCTTTCATCTTCAGGATTTTTCATCCAGACGGTGAGCGATGAAGGACGGGGGATTTGTGCAAAATAACGGGTGGCGATCAGATAAATTTCTGACTCCGTACAGAAATCTTTTCCGATATCCGCTGCGCCTGAATAGTCGCGGAAAGTATCAACAGGAAAGTCCTCTCCCCGCGCCGTCACGGGCACCATTTCAGGCAGGATAGCTTCCCGCTTTTCGGTCTCCAGCTTATCGCCGCCTTCAGTCAGAATGGCGGGCTCGTCTTTCGGGAGGTCTGACGCATCGGCAAAAACAAAAGCCGTTGTGAAATCGGCGTACCCCAGGCCCGCCGCTCCGATAATTACGTTGACCGGAATAATATTGTCTACTGAGTACGCCATACGGCCTTACTCCTCTATGAAATGTTCGATGGTGAATCCCGCAGCGCGTAAAACCTTGCTGCTGACTTCATGCTCAACAAAAAGATGAATGTCGGCTTGCCAGCGCGGCTGGATGCCTGACTGAAAGTGCGTGCTGAGATTTCGGGGATTGCTGACGTAACGGAAGCCCAGCTGATGGATAAACAGGTAGTCGCTGACGGGTGTTCGGAAATTAGCATTGTGCAGCATCATTGCCGCCTGAGCTGCTCCCTCGTTGAAGAAATTCACGGAGAGCATCATTTCCATGGAGGACGCGGTTATTTCCTCCAGATCCTGCCAGTCATCACCCAGGGCTTCATCATGCTCTTCCAGCGCGTCGATGTACTCAAGGCGCTGTGAAGGCTGTCCGTATGCCCGAACCGGTATCGGATTATACGTCGCGTACAACCCGCCTCCTGCTGGTGGCGCTCTGCCCTGGTCCGCAAGGATTATTCGCCCCTTAGCGAGGCCTGAGCAGATGGAAACCAGCCCCTGTAACAATTCGTGGAGTTCGCTGATCTCCCTCATGTGACGGGCTCCCTGATGACCTGAACGACAGCGCGGCAGAAATTACGCCACGGGCGATTGTCCACGGTCATTACGCGCCAGCGCCGCATTACTACCCCGTCGCTGAATTCAAGCTGGTCGGTATACTGCCCGCTTTCATCCGGCATGAGATACGTTTTGCCATCGTTGATATGGACCGTTCTGAAGTCACTGATGACCGCCACGCCACCCTCGCCCACCAGCAGGTTTATTTCCCGCCATTTGCCAGGCTGGACGTTTACGCGCTTCAGCTCTTCCCGTTCGGTTTCCGTTTCCTGCCACACCCCGCCAGGGCCGCTGTAATCCCCCTCCTTACGAATTAACCAGATGCCCCCCTCTATCTTGGATTTGAAGGTCGAATCGACATGGCCGCGCATGTCCAGCCCGTTCCCGTACATATTCAGTCCTCCACAACGTGGGTGATCGCGTTTTTCAGAATGCCTTTATCGATAAGCGGCGTTGCGGAGCCTTTCCGCTTAATGGTTGACGGGGCGTTAGCGGGTGCAATCCCTGTTTCAATCGCCTCCTTGCAGTAACCCGCAGCACGCGCACCCATCTGATCCAGCATCTGAAACGCTGATATTTCTCCCCGCGTTACCTGACGGGATAGTGAAGCGAACCCCTTTTTGATGTTGTCCACGTTCTGGCGCAGCGGCACGCGCAGAAAGGAACGCTCAGGAATACGACCATCAGCGGATCCGAACTCCTGAACAGCCCCGATAACGGCTATCGGTGCGCCGTCCTCATAAACTCCGCTCCCTGCCGGCAAGCCAATCAGAACCCGCTTTTTACTGGTCAGACGGTCCTGAATTTGTTTGAGCTTTTTCGCCAGCTTTTCCCCGCCGCGAACCTCTGAATTAATTTTCATACGATGGCTGGCCCCGCGCTGGCCCGACGCCGCAGGCGTAAAAACTCAACGCCGTACTGCGTCATTGGAAGGTCGCCATTCAGAACCAAATCATCGGTGGTTACCGAGGGAACGGCAAAAGAGGTCGATTCATCACCGACACTCTTTGCTGAAACCGCGTAAAGCGCCCCTGCGTCCTCTTCCTCTTCCGCTCGCTTCCACATAAGAAGCCTGTGGGCCGCATACGCGTACATCCCACGGGCTTTTATTGATGCGGTTTTGGCCCTGTATTTCCCCCAGCGCGGCCCCGTTTCTGCGTCTGCCTCTTCCAGAGCACGAATAACAATGTCATCCGGCCACAGGTCAGGATTCGCAAAAGCGGGATAGTACGCGCGGAAGTTAGCCACGATCTGAGCCGTGATTTTTACAGAGTTTTTTCCTGAGGAAGGCATGACGGCAGAGGGAACAAAAAACTGATTAAACATCGCTTTTACTCCCAATAAAAAACCCACCGTCAGTGGTGGGTTTTAGTCCTGCTCTTCACGCCATTTTTCAATCTCCTGCCGGAGTTTCGCCTTACCCGAGTTTTTATGCGGAGGCTTGCCGAAGATGCTCTCGAACTGCGCACGCAGCGCGACAAGTTCTTCATCAACTTCGTCACTGCCTGCCGATTCGCGCTCTTCAGCGCTGGAAATTTCAAGGCGGCGTTTTTTCACCCACGGATGATTTTTAAAATCTCCCGCAACAGGTTTTCCCTCACCTGGCTTGAGGGTGATGCGGTCGCCGTTTTCATCAACAACCACAAGTGGACTTTTTGACCAGTTAATCAGAGTCTGCATGAATTAAACCCCGTCGATGTAGTGGAAAGCACCAGGCACACGAATTTCAGTACCACCAGTACGGGTCAGAGCCGGTACTTTGAAATTCACGTTGTCTGCGGTGGCAGGAGCCAGGAACTGGAGCGGCATAACGTCATGACCTTTGACCACTTCCATATCCTTGCAGTAGACGACCATACGATCTTCATCCAGCGGGGTTTCTTCCGGCTGGCCGTTATCGTCCTTCACTTCCGTTGACAGAAGAATGTCATCGGTAAACGTCATGTCTGGGAAGTTTTCGCGCAGGAACTGCAACAGCGTGTAGTTCGATGCGTTGTGCGTGGAAAGCATGGTGCGCATCAAAAGCTGCATCTGAGCGGGTGGAAGCACGAAATCGGTCGGACGAAACACCGTATTGGTATTGTTCAGATAGACCTGGTTGTACGCGTTGCCGAAGAAATCAATGATCGGCTGCGTGCCCTTTGTTGGAATATCTGCCACCAGCGCTTTAAGGGTGGCTAGCGCGGCTTCGCGGGTGACATTCTTGCTGGTGTAAAGACCTTCACCAATATGACGGCCCCAGAGATAGATTTTATTCAGCCCACGCTCTGTAACGTCACGTACCGCCTGAGCCTTACGCGCATCCAGCGGAATGTCATAGAGCTGAGCGCGGCCAATCTCTTCGATGGTGTAGGTATAACCCAGCGCCGCCGTTTTGATCTGATGGAAACCGATGCTCGTTGCCACATCAACGGTCGGGATGTCCGTTGAGTTCGGGCCCAGCAATTGCAGCTCGCCGCGCGCATCGGTGGCCTGAAACGCTACAGACTCCACCCAGTCTGGCGCAGAGTCATCAAGTGGCACAAGTTGGGTGTATTTGTACTGAGGGTATTTTTTTTCGTAAACCTTTTTCTCCAGGTGAACAGCCTGCTGGATCAAAAAACCCATCGCTGCGGTAGGAGACATATCAAACATATTGCGTCGCATATTATTTTCCCTGAATTAAATTTATTCGCCGTTACCGGAACCATTGCCAGCGTCGGATCCTGATGCACCAGCATCAACCGAAAGGATGCCGTGAACACGGAACTCGCCAATTTTTCCGGCTTCAACGTCATCCACCCACTTAACAAGGTTCAGCGCCACGCCGTTCCCGCCTGCCGTCAGGCGACCGAGATTATCTTCATCATCAACGATGACTTCGACGGGATCGCCACCTTCAGCACCATCCACGCACAGCGCGAACATTGCGCCATCTTCCAGCACCGAGGCCACATCGTTGATGCGGTAGCCGCTTGCGTATACGCCTTCGTCATTCGGCGGGGTCGGGCTTGACTGCGCCTGGCTACGAACAGTGAAACCGACAATATCAGCCGCGACAGTATCAGCCTTAACAGGCGCAACAGAGCGACGAGCCGCACCACGGATCACCGCTCGGCCGAACGGAATAAATTGCTCTTCGGTCAGTCGTGACACGATTTTGTTTACTTCGATGGTGGATACCTGGCCTTCATAGCCGAGGCCGTTAAACAAGCCGAAAGAGTCCTGAGCAATAGCCATTATTTTTTACCTTCTTGGTTGCGACCATAGCGCTGGTCGAGGAAGTTTTTACGGGCGTCAATGCGCTGCTGGTTCGCATCGCCAGTCTGTCGGGTCATGACGTTGGTCATGTCGTTGGCGAAACGGCGATGTGAATCGTTGGTGCTCTTGTTCTGCGGATCGTCAGGATTTTCATCCTCACTTTCTTTTTGCTCTTCAGCCGCATCAAAGAACGCAGAAACATACGCATCAGGCGCTTTATCCCAGGTCGCGTATTTTTTGCATTTGATACCGGCCGCATCGAGCGCCACGCGTTTAATGGTCAGCGGGTCCATCGAATCACAGGAGAAACTTTTCCCTGCAATTTTACGGGCACCGCCCAGCGCAACGACGACCTGATCCACACGCTGTTGAATGGCGCTGTCTGAAGTCTGCGTTTTCAGCTCTTCCAGCTCTTCTTCTTTTTTCTCCAGCTTCACTTCCAGCTGGGCGATTTCCCCTTCCAGCTTTTCCTGGCTTTCATCACGGGTTCGGATCCGCGTCATAAGACTGTCTAACGTGGTCTGGATCAGCGTGGCGGTGGCCTGGTCTGCCACTTCCACTTTTGCGCCGCTATCGAGGGTGATTTGTGGCATAGGTTTTTGCTCCTTTGGTTTATTTGAATCGAAAAGTCGCGCCAGATGCCCCGCCCGAGCGGAGTCACAAAGCGCTATGTGGTTAACGAGAATGTCAGTCTGAATAAATTCATAAGGTGTGCCGCAAGGGGCAACACCAGGCTGACGGATGTATTCAGCGCTATATCCGGCTGATAGCTCGGCGGTGCCAGCGTTTATTGCGTCTATCGCGGCCTGATCTTTAATCAGGTGATCAACAACGACGAAATCACCAAATCTGCGCCCAGCGGTCGTGGCATGGCCGACAGAAACCTCTTTGAAGGTTTTCGAATCGACAAAATCGCTGGGGTGCTGAAGGGTGATATCGGCGTTATCGTAGCTGGCGAGGCTTTCCGGTTTAAAAACTTCTTCCGGTGGGCGATAGACGTTTACTAACTCGTTCGGTGGCCTGTCCGTTAATCCCAGCTCCTGCGCGGTGTACTGCTGCACGCCAGTACGGGCCACTCTTCCAGGCACGGAGAGATATCCGTTATCAAGAATTTTTCGCTGGGAATCGACGCGGAAAGACAGCCGATCCGTTACCGTGATCCGCATGTTTTTTTTCCTGAGTTGGTTTTAATTGTAATCCAGCCCCTGTATCTGGGGAATGCCAGTACAGCGGCAATTGATATGCGCGCGCCCCGGGTAAAGCCCTGTTTCCCCGTTGTACATGGCACCGCGTGACCAGAGATAAACGCCTGGACCGTAGCCCACGTCATTTCTGGCGATGTAGAAACATTTTATTTTTGCCCGCGGATATTTCCCTGCGGGATTGCCTGACACCCTGGCATCTTTCGAATCAGACCACCTGAAACGCGTTATACCGGATGAAGTCTGTCGCTTGCGGTTAATGTCACTGGTTACCTTCAGCGTCTGGTCACGCGCTATCAGCGCCGCTCTGCGATACGTTGCCCCTGTGACCGCCTGAAGGTTGCGCGTCAGGGTGGTAACGCTGTCTCCCCTCAGAATGCTGTCCATCACCTGCCGCTGGATATTGTCAAAAAAATCAGACGACAGAGAGCGAATCAGGGCCACGTTTTCTTCTACCGCAGCATCGAAAAAATCACCCAAGCTTTCACGCGTCAAAAGCCCCTCGATATCCACGCCCAGCGCCCTGTTAATTTGCTCGACGAACGCCGCCGATGTTTCCGACTCAGCCAAGCTAACTACGCGCTGCGCCAGCCTGTTCTGCTGCCCGTGATAGGCGTCAGAATAGAAACGTTCTGCGGCATGGTTTAACGCGGCTTTAATCAGGTCGGTGAGGAAACTGTCGGCGGTATAACTTCGTTTGAGAACGGGGATCAACGCTTCCTGAACGCTTCGGGCCATCAGGTTAATCATTGTCCTGAGCTGGCCGTGGTAATACTTCTCCAGGTCGCCGTTAACCGTCATCAACTGAATCGGACGGCGGCGGGTTGCCTGTTCCTGAATTCTCCTTTTCAGTTTCTCCGATATTGAAGCGGAACTCCCCAGCGGCTTCTGCTCGCTCGTCCTCTTCAACGCGTTTAAGGAATTCTTCGCTGATAACATACTGGCCACTCTCTTTGAGTTTTCGAACCACAGCAGATCGCGGAATGACTTTTTGCTGAATGCGCAGGTCATCGGTCTGGGCTTCTGCCAGATTGCGATCCCTCACTTCGGATTCAGTCGGAATTTCGAGAGGGTTGAATTCATAGTTCAGGTCGTCGGGCGCAACGCCCAGCGTGGAGCGAATTAAAACCTCGTCGATCTGGTTCAGGAATTTCCGGTACTTCATTTCCTGATCGCCACGAACGCGGTTGTAGTAGTTCTTCGCATCCCCCTGACCAGAATCACCCAGGCCTTTCGACTGCACGCCAAACAAGCGCGTCATGGGCTGTTTGGCGGCTCCTGCTGTCCATTCCATGAGAACGGAGAGAATTTCCCCTAGCCCACCGAATGAAATCGGCTTGCGGTCGAATGTTTCAGTTGAGTCCATGAGAGCCAGCCTGAACATGGACTTCAGCATCCCAAAATTCAGGAAGCGATTCATGATGGACTGGTCCATATCCCCTGATGAAAGGTCTGTACCCAAATTTTCGCGGGAAATCACATCCACGTTGGCTTCAAGAATGAGCGACGCTATACCGGCTTTAGCTGCGGCTGAGTCCTTCAAATCTTCCATGCATCGCCTTAACACGCTGTCATCCCAGCCGTTATTGAGCAACCGCAAGCGCGGTGGCAGGGCTTCGCCAGGCGCGATTATGAAATGGCTGTGGTGAACGTTCTGCACCCCACCGTTTATCCGGTAGGTTTCCGCTCGCATGTAGTTTTCTGCGGTCGGATCCGAATAGTTGTAGGTAGAGGGGGAAATCATCGTTCTGTCGAGATTAACCAGACGTTTAAGCGAACCCTGCTTTATTTTGTCCGGTTCTAACGGCTGGCCCAGCTCCTGATCGGTTATCAGCAAAACGCCTGCACCACCGTAAACGCCAGCCCAGGTGAAAGCGGCCTGTGTTTTTTCCTGAAGCTCGAATAATTTTTCAGCCTCATGAATTTTTGCCGCCTCTTTCCCCGTAAAGGTTCGCCATTCTCGCGTGGCATCCTCTACAGGGTGATCGACTACCGCCCCCGCTATCCAGTTATCGAAATAAGCGGCTTCCATTTCCAGATAATCATTGAGCTGGGTAATGGTGAAGCGGTTGTAAGAGCGACGGTCGCGGTTCGTTCCCATGCCTGTGATGACATTAGAAAGACTGTCAAAGACAGGCATCACCCCGCCGCTATTGGTTAATTTAAAGCGGGGCTTAGCCGCTTTCGTTTCTTTCTCGGCCATAATTTACCATTCGTTGTATGGGGTAACGCCGCTGTCAAACGCCTCTTTAATGGCATCCATCATCGGATCAAGCTGGTCATCGTGAGTGTTAAACGCGGCGTTGATACCCTCCATTTCCTGTAGGAAATCACTTACCCAGGGAGCGGAAGCCGGAAGCCTGATGTAACCAGACTCGATCCACCCCTGCGTATCCATGAGGCGGGTGTATTTATCCTGATCGCGCTGTATTGCGCGTATAGGGCAGAGAGCGCCCTTGCGGATAGACTGAATCAGGCCAGTACCGGAAGATTTATCCTCTACGGCCATGAAGCGGAGCGGCCCGTTCTGCATCGGCTTGCACTTGTTCCAGAACGCGATAGCTCGCCTCTTCAGCTCGTCGGATTCCCATTTCCCGCGTATCAGGTCAATCAGATAGAGATAGCCGTCTACGCCCAGCCCCCAATGCTCGAAAACAGAGAAGTCATTCACTTCTTTTATTTTCTGCGCCGTATCAGCGTAAATGGCGCGCCACTTCAGTTTCGGAAGCTGCGTATACTCCCCGAACCACGCCGATTTAATCAGGCCACCACCTTTCGCCGCTGGCCGTTGCTGGTACAACGCATTCCAGACCAGTGAGCCGCGCTGTTTGCACTTCTCGACAAAGGCCTGAGGCATACGCTCAGGAAAAAGAATTTCGCCTTTTTTTCTCAGCGCATATTTTTTTCCGTTCAGTTCGTGGTATTCGTCCTTTTCGGCTTCCATGGGGAAACTGACCACCCGCCACTCTTCGCCGCCCTCCTGCGCTTTCTTCAGAAGCTGCCCCGCCAGATCGTCCTTATGCCAGCGGGTCAGGATGATGATGACGCCGTTTAATTTCGGATCAGCACGCGTGAAAAAAGTCGTGTCGTACCAGTCCATGACTGTTTCCTGGTACACCGGAGAAGACGCGGTTTTGTAATCCTTTGCAGGGTCATCGATGATACCGATCTGCATCCCCTGACCAGTGATACCACCATTAACGCCAGCAGCACGGTATGAGCCACCAGCAAGCTGGCCTCTTTCGTCTACTGTCTCCCACAGTTCAGCCGTCCTGATAGCGCCGTTACGACCTCCACCCAGCCTTGTTTGCGGGTAAACGTCACGATAACGCTCACCTTCAATGATGCGCTGCGTATCGCGTGACATACGGTTAGCCAGGTCTGAAGAGTACGAACACGAAATCACGTTCCAGTCGGGATGTTTCCCCAGCACCTTTGCAGGGAAACGACGAGAGGCCAGTTCACTTTTACCAGAACGAGGGGGAGCGAAAATCATCAGGCGCGGCATCAGGCCTTTTTCCACGTCCTCCAGAAATTTATCCAGCTCAAGACAGATTAATTCGTTAAACCAGCCTGTCTCATAGGTCGGGTGAGTGTAGAGCGTGAAATCCAGCATCGACTCCCGCGCTTTTTCTACTGCCCTTTTTTTAAATCCCTCCAGGATCTGCCTGTTCGTCAGCTCCCGCTTATTCCTGGTCGTCTGATGGTGCTTCCCTGTCTGAGAGTTGATCGCTAAATCTGCCATAACCTAAACTCCGCAAAGCATCGTTCAACTGTTCATCAGTGATGTCGTTTTCCTCCGGCTCCGGATCTCCACCCTCTTTTTTCGCCGCCCAATTTTTTCTGGCCTCTATTATTTTCAGGAGATCCCGGCGTGCTGCCTCCTGATTAGCCATGCGAACTTCAAAGCCATTCAGGGTTTGCTTAACCCCTGCGTAAAGCCAGCGAGCATCTCCCTCCAGCATCGAGGTATCAGCTGCGTGAAATTGTCCAACACCTTCTCCGTTGCACTTTGGACATTCTTCATTTGGGAAAGCTGATTCAACAAATCCCAGGCCACCGTATTCCGGTTCCTCTTTTCCGTCTTTGCTGGCTTTCTCTGCTGCTTTGTCGAATTCCTCTATGTCCTTCCATTGATAAAGATGATGTTCACCCCAGCAGTGCCGGCAGTTAACGCGGCGATACTGAACGAGTTCATTTGGGTTCGCACTGGCAATAGCTGAAAGCTGGTGAATGATTTCTTCTTCAGTGAGTGAAAGGCGTTGCTGGCGTTTATCTCTGAGAAAACTTACTGCACGAAAAACCTTAGGATTTCTTAGGAGCTGGCTTGCTGTGACGTATGCCGCTGAACCCTCCCCTTTGTAACCAGCATTCCGGTACGCATCGACAAGTTTTTTTCCTGCTGCCACGCACTCAGCAAAAATTCCCTGTTTCTCTGAAAGCCCGAAATCAGCGGGGTTGAAGCTGAGAAAAAAATCTTCAGGATTATTTTTTTCTGCCGGAATTATTGATACCCGTTCATCGGGTTTCTTGCTGGATTTTCCAGTTTCCACTTTCCGTTTTTCCACTTTTTTAGTTTCCGTTTTTTTTGTGGAAACTTTTTTAGTGGAAACCTTCTTCGTGGAATCTTTTTTCTCTCCCTGTATCCAGCCTTCGTCCCTGATTCTGTTGTTAATCGTGGTATGACTGATGCCGTACTTTCTTCCCAGCTTACGGGCCGATGTACCATCAGTTTCATACTCGCGTCTGATGGCCCCCCAGTCCGTTTCGTTCATCAGTCACCGCCCTGTTCTTTCTCCCGCCTCAGTAGTTCGTGGTAAGCACGCGCATCACCGCTTTTCGCTTTCCGGTATAAGGCGGCTCTTATCTGTGCCTCTCCCTTTGCCCTGCCTTTGCGTATGGCCTCGCGGAACCGCGAAATCTCGCTGTGCTCTTTCTTCAGTTCATGAAGGTCGATATCCAGTACATCGGCAATTTGCTGTTCACTCATCCGGCACGCGGCGAGTGATTCAACTTCGGCATAAGGGATCATTTTCCACTCCCGATTTTTTCAGGAGCGGCTTTTTTATATTTCTCCCGCAGGATTTTTACTGCGGCGTTGTTCCAGCTCACCTGATGATGGATTCGCTTATGGGTTGAACCCATCAGGGAAATCTTCACGCAGGACGGCGCGAACATCACCGAGTAAAAACTTTTTACGTATGTTCCTGATGCCAGATACAGCTCTGTCATCCCTCCACTGTTGCTTTGCGTCGTTCCCTGTCGCAGCTGTATCGCACCGACCGTCAGGAACAATTCACCGCGCCGCCCGAGTGTCGTGTAAGTGTTCACGTCCTCATTGATACGGCCCATGAATTTAAACGGTCGGTCAGTGCTGCAAATCAGGCTGTTCATCGCCTTACGCTTTAGCCAGGCTGCATTGCCTGAGTCACCGAGGAAGTCACCACCCTGGGACATAGCAATACACGCGGCGGGAATTGACTCGTAATAAGCCAGCATCGCCTCCAGAACTGCATCAAGATTTTTTATCAGCGCGTATGAAGCATCCAGATTTTTATCAATCCGCAGCTGTAAGGCGCTGTAGTCATCGTCCAGCTCAATGAAGTATTTGCATCCCACCAGCCGCGCCAGCTCAAAGCAGGCGTTACGGGCGTAAAATATGGAGCGCCGATCCCCGAAGTTATCCGCTTCATCGAACCGGCTGGCGATATCCTCTTTGGAGAAAACCAGAACCTTATCGCCGAATTTCTCCAGATACTGATCCCGGGTTTTATCTTCATCATCAATAACGATGAAAATCTTCCCCGTGTAACCGGACCGTTTAAGCAGGTTGTACGTGTAAACTTTTTCTGGCCGTCCGTTGGTCAAGATGAACGCACAGAAATCATCACGCATTTTCGCCCTCTTCGCTGTAAACGATATCGACCATCTTTTTCGTCAGATGAACAAAGCCGCCCTCTATGGCTTTTTCATAGTCGATGATCACCAGAGCAGACTCTTCAAACAAAGCCTGAACCTCTGCCCCCGCGCTGGCGTAATAATCTGCGATTTTGTTGAAGTTAAAGACCGTGTGACGCTCTGCAGCGCTCAACAGGAACTTCTCCACATCAGCAGGTAAGCCAGCCTTTTTAATCCGTGACTGTAACTCCTTTGTTTTCTCCTCGTCGTACAGCTCCCCGACCTCAGGAACAATGTCTGACGGCTCGTAAACAGGTGAGTCAATTTTAGTGGTGTACGGGTCGTCATCGCCCCCTGGCGGTTCAATGACCACCAGCAGATCATCAATCTCCTGTTGGGTGAAGCCCGTCAGGGAGAGATTAAAATCCGCATCCAGCAAATCAGTTACTTCAAGCTTCAGCAGATCACTATCCCAGCCAGCATTTAGCGGCAGTCTGTTATCTGCCAGCCGGTAGGCGCGTTTCTGCTCGTCCGTCAGGCCCGTCAGCTTTATCGTCGGCACCGAAACAATGCCGATGGCCTCCGCAGCCAGAACGCGGCCATGACCAGCGATGATCTCGCCGTTCTCGTCAATCAACACAGGGTTCGTCCAGCCAAACTCCTCAATGCTGGCTACCAGTTGCGCTACCTGCTCACCGCTATGGGTTCGGGCATTTCGCACATATGGCGTTAGTTCCTTTAACGGGCGATATACGATCTTAAGCTTATCGTTCATATAGCTCCGTTTGCTAAATTTGTACCGCATGGATTAGCAGCACTTCAATCGATATGGCCGCTAGATTAGACGAATAAAAAAGGAACATATGTACTGTTAAATGACCAACTTCGTCTATTCTGTAGGGGAAACTTTTCATTGAGGTGCCGCTATGCATATCGATAACATCATTACTGAGTTAAACAAAGACTGGTTCGATCGCTTCACCTTCTCATCTGTTTCAACATCAATTAATGGACTTGAATTTACTCAAAACTACTACGTTAATTATGAAAAAAGGCCGGATCCTGAAAGCAAGTTTATTGTCCACGGAACTGATACATACATGCTAGCTATCAATCATCTATGCGCATTCTTCATCCACCTAATTCGGATAAACCATGCTGATATTTTCACACCGATTCAAAACAGGCCCTTCTACGAGTTAAGCAAAAGAATTCTCATAGCCAAAAGTGAACTGGAATTTCTGAAGCCTGTTTTCACACAGGATATTGAAGTCAAGTCCAAGATAGAAAGTTTTAAGGATCGCTACGAAAAACATAAAATGGTGTTTCTGGATGCAAGCGTGGATATCAATCAGGGACTTCATAAATTTAATATGAATGGTGTAATTAATATGCGAGATGAACTTTTCTGATAATTGGGTGAAACAGCATTCTTTTAACCATTATAGAAGCCCTTTAAAAAGGGCTTCTATAGTGACTACTTATTTTTTTCGCACGTCAGAACATCGGTCCTTGATTTTGTTCACTATGTCGCACACGTCAGCAGCCACACCAAACCAGTGGCGGGCCTTCTCAAGTGATACACAGCCCACCAATAAAAATGGAACCAGTAAGGTTACCAGTGCCATCTTTGCGCCACTTCGCGGCTGTCTGTGCGTCCAGTGCCTTCTGTTCATCACGCATCATCGCTTAAGCTGAAAATGCAGACCGTCCACCAGCGTCTTCCAATCGCCTCCCCATTCAACAGGGGTGTTTAACTCCTGGGCGGCCTGTTTGAAGGCTTCAGCGATTTTTCGGTAAAGCGGGAAATCCCACGAAACGGTCCCGCCAACATAGGCCACAACGTCAACGGCTTCTCCGGTAAGGTGTCGGCTGTTCATGGTCTGACTTTTACCCTCAGCATAGAGCTGTTTCTGGCGTTCCTGAGTGCGGAGCCCTTCAGTAATACCGAAATCCACTGAGGACAATTCAAGCGCACGGCGAACAACGGCCACCAGCTGCGGCTTTACCCCTTTGAGGTTGTTTTCACTGCGCTGGGAAAACTTAAAGTTGTCTGTCATCGTTAATACCCCTCTTACTTGCAAATAACGTCACAGTCGCGTTAATCAGAGAACGACAGCGATCTACACCAGCACCACCGACAGCGGCACCAATAACGAAAGACCAATCCATGTCTGATACGCCCAGCTGTTCAAAAAAACTCACTACTGCCATTGCGACAAATCCGCAGATAAACCCAGCAGTAAATGAGCGGCGCCAGGCCACCCCGTCCCACAATGAGAAAAGCAAGGCAATAAAGAACGCAGTCATAGCACCCTGCAATGCGAGCCTGTTCTCATGTAAAAAATGAAGTACCGGACCCCAGCCCCCTGGCGGGGTATAGTTCTGCATGATTCCTCCCAGATTGCAGGCATAAAAAAACCGCCGTTAGGCGGTTATAGTTCAACTTTAAAATTATTCTGCTCTTTTTACTTTTTCCCATTCAGTTTTCAAGCATTTCTGAGTAAGTTTAATTAATTTATCAACTTCGGTTGAAAGCATATCATATGCTTTGCTGTACCCGTAGTTTGGGTCTTCAATTTTCCCGCCACAGGCCCGGATTGTATAAATCCGAGCCATAATAGAGGTTGATACTAATTCTCTAGGGTTAAGCATCAAATCTATTTTGTGAACCAACAAATCAAACTTTTTATTTGCAACTCTTGCCTCAAGCGCTTTACCCTGAAACAATTCGCTTCTCTTTTTGTATTCTTCTAATGCACCAGTACTATTAGCATTACTTGCTAAAAATGGCTCGAAATCTTTTAATGCTTTTGCAGCACAAGTAACATCGTACGCTATTTCGAACTTTTCGAACCCATAAACACATACTTCAGATATCAAGTCGCGTAATTCTTTAATCCAAATTTGACGATTATTAGAAAGCACCTGAAGATTGAAATTGCGCTCTGCAATGAGTTGTTGGGAGTCTCGGTCAGCTTCTATTGACTGCTGCTGAAGCGCTCTATCCTCTTGAAGCTGCTTCGCATTTGCTTTGTACGTTTTCCATGCAATCAGTGCAGGGATAAGGCCCCCAAGCAAAGCCGCCACTGCTGTGAGGAGCGGACCTTTAAGATCCGCTGGCGATTCAATTATGATTTTAGGGATTTTACTGAGCGTAACAGATAATAAATCACTATGCTCAAATGGAAATCGAAAAGGAATACCTTGCCAAGCCATAAACTCCTCCTTTGTTAAGGATTTATATTAACAGCCCTATCAGTTCTCTTTCCAACGGTTTGCTAGCTAATGTGGCAATACTTTCTCCGTTCGTAAGGAAGCACACTCCCCAACAAACTACGCCAGGTTAATGAGGTTTGTTAGTGTGCTATCCGAACAAAATAATAACCAGAGGCTTTTGATTAGCTCTGAACCAGTAGGCTTTCTTGCACAGCAATTTTGCAAAAAAGCGCTCATTCAAAAAGAAATTTGCTTTTCGATCACTCCATGGCTCCCCTTCTTAGCAGACCATAAAGGCTTGAATGCTGGCCCTTGCTGGACTAGAACCAGTAACCTGGCGATTATGAGTCGCTCACTTTAGCCACTGAGCTAATGGGCCGAATAAAGTTGAGTGCCAGGTACCTCCAGGTGAGTCGTAGGCCAGCCACCTCGACCTGCTGATTATTAAATGACGACAATACAATCCTATTTAACCCCCACCGCTTAGGAGGATTCACCTCAATTTCGATTTGATATGTACGAGAGAAGAAAGCATAGCAATCCAAAAAACATAAGCATCGCTCCAAGTCCAAAGGCATACATTACCCTTAACACCAAACTCGTTTCGTACATAACTCTATCCTAAGATCTGGTACCGACTATCGAAATCGAACAGGTAACCTGCTTGATTACAAGTAAGTTGCTCTACTTGCTGAACTAAGCTGGTAGGACGGCTCTTGCCCTTAAACAGTGGACACAATGAAATCAGTAGGATTAAAACCATTTATTGAGAGCAAAAAGAGCCGTACCGGAAACTGTCAAGACTATGATTTTATTTTTAAGTTAAAATCGAAAAGTGTTCATACCTTATTGTTTTCTAAGCATATCTCGACATAAAGTAAACATGACCGTTTATCGTTTATAACTAAAAAAGCTGCCGCTTTTCAGCGGCAATTATAATACCAACACCGTATTTGACGACGGCAATACCCTATAGTCTCAAGAAGCTACAGCCCTTCCGGCCATAACAGTAAAGTGCACGCTAAGCGGAGGCTTAAGATGATGATAACCTCTGCATGCACTATACTGTTGTGGCAAAAAAAAGGGCAAGAACATCTTCACCAACATAAATTCATTAATGTACTTGCCTAAAATCGGAAAGAGAATTCATAAAACTTTATTATTTTCTGCTTACTTCCAAGGTATCTTATGCACCGCTATTTAAACGAATCATCAACAAAGCGGCACCCAATAATGCAACGATATTTTTCTTTGTGAATTTTGACATTTACGATAAAAAACACATTTTAAGAATTATTAACGATACTGTAAGATGGCAATTTTTATTATTGTCAGTCCTTGTTATCAAAATCAGGTTTACAAAAGTGAAGTAATGCGCTCAATTTTAAGTCGAGCTAACTATTGTTCTTGGCACTTGAACACGTACGAATATCATGTCAACGAATAATGACTTCAACACCACAAAATGAATGTGTTAATCATGTAGTAAAGTTAACAATAGCTAGGCGGGGCAATGACTTTACGAGTCGTAACAGGGGAGCACACTACCCAACAAACCACCCCTGGTTAGTTGGACGGCGTAATGTGCTTTCCTGTTCTTTTAAGACAAATGAAACGGCAAGGTTAGCGTAGATGGACGTATTACTGGGGAATTGCAGCAACTATAAAAGCAAAAACCTCGCATTTGCGAGGTTTAATCATCCAGCTGCTGGAACATCACTTTCATCATCATTGGCTTCCGGTGCTCCTCTTATGACTTCAGGAACTGTCGGTTCGAAGGCTCTCTCAGCCGGGACGTAAAACTTACCGTCATAAAGATAGTGACGATACATGTCCACTAGACGGATTCGGTTTTCATCTTGAAACCACTGAAAGTGAAGCACATCGCGCGAGGTCATGTACTTCCCTGAAGGAGATTGTACGTAGGTAGGAATGCCTACATGATAATGCCAAAGATTATGACGAAGAGCATATTCGCGCTCTTCGTCTGTACAATCACCCGATCCAGTGCGAGAAATCTTACCAGGATAAAGGCTAAAATCTTTAAGCCCATGGTCTTGGTAAGTCACAATAAAATCAGCCACTTTCGCCTTTTCATCAGCGGTAAAGTGAGGCATGCATGCCATAAAAGATTTACTGTAACTCCAACGGTAATGTGTCACTAATCCTTCCCGCGGTTTAAGCACTTAACAAATCAAGGATCTCTTGACGTGATAATTTCCTATCGACCGTTACGGTCTCGGAAGATAATGCCATTTCCATGCGAGGTAAATCAATGACTAATGTTGGCTCCGGTTGATTTTCCGCCGCTTTTTTCTTCAGCTCAGTCACTTTATTCATAGATGTGATTACCCCCGTTAAAGTTGCAGTGGAGTTTTCACGCAGCGCCAGAAGGTGTTTTACTTCCCGCGCATTCGCATCTGTCAGGGCTTTATCGATTGCCTGGATACATACTTCCAAGCCTGCATTTGCGAATTTCATACCGGACGCAGCCAGTGTTTCTACTTCGTCCGAAATCTCTACTTTTTCACCCAACTCCAATGAGTGAAGAGCTTCATTGATAGCCGCATCTAACTTTGCGTTTTCGTTACCAATAGCGTTAATCATTCCCTGAAGCTCCGCAACGAAGCGGATGTAACTTTGCAGTGCGCCAGTACGTGCCTGAAGCGTGCTACGAGGTTGCACAGAACGACGCTCTACCGGCTTGAAGTTACCAGCAACAAACGCAGCAGGTACGCTGGCGGCGTTGGTAACACTAGCTCCAGTAGAAGAGATGATTGTGGCTAAGGTAAAACTTACCGCCGTCATCGTGTTCATAAGTAATCTCTGAGGTTTCCACTACTACCTTGTATCGGCAGTATAGTCGTCAACTTAAATTTTTGTTTCTCAAATTATGCCAAATGCGAAAATCTTCTTGACTCTCATTGAATCCTTACCGTTAGCGGCTTCGGAGAAAGTCAATAGCTATCGCATTCCAAGCGAGCGTCTTTGTATCATAGTAATGCACCATTAATCCACAGCCTCTGTGGATAACCACTTGAACAAGAGAGGGAGGTTATCCACAGAAACGCATTTTATCAACATTTCAACGGATGCCACCTCAACCAAAACATAACAAACTGTTAGTAAGCTGTTGGTAAGCACCATATTGAACCCACATATTCACAGGCAACCACTAAAAATTTTTTTCTTCGGTTTTGCCTATCGTTGAATATGACAGTGTTGAATGTTAGTGGAAGCATGCTTGAAGACATAGTGAAACAGAGCGTATGGCATGTCGCACAACAAATGAAAAATAAACTAAAAATTACTTACAGGGATAAATGTGGCTAAGTATAAAGTCAGCATAAAAAAACCCGCTCATTGGCGGGTTTATGTAACTATGGCAGCTTATCAAAACTGGCCTTAAATATGGCATATTTCGTTCGGTTTTGCAATCTGGTTATTTTACGGTCGCAACATCACTTTCCACAATTTGCCTCACTTGCATTAAGGCAGAAGCATCAAGATCACGAGCGATCTCTTTCAGCTTTTCCCATGGTGTGGCGTAGGTATCTGACCAGGACGATTTTGCAACATCAACTGTATGTGCAAGAGTGGATCCTGCGCTCTCTTTGAATGTTCCGTTTTCATTTCTCGCTGCTGCGTCTTGCGCAGCCAGCCATGTAAGCACCACCATTTTCTTTCTTACCCTTTCCTGTAATTTAGGATTGTCGGCAGAGGTTAAATACTCACTCCATATGTGCGAACAGATGTCTATCTGAAGCTTGTATGTCAAATCATAACCGTAGCAGTATTTGATCCAGGCCTGTTGGCTTACAGCTAGCTTAAGAACAGCTCTTCGCCAAGAACAAGAAGAGAATGCCTGATCTCTTATAGGAGGCATCGGGCGTCGACGACTGCGCGTTTCCATGACGTAGAGAGTGCTATTCTCAGCTTTAACTCGACGAATACCGCCGCGACCGTTATCGAGTTCCACTATGTGTACTTGTTGGCGCGGGTTTCTGTTCTTATCAACTGGTGGATGTTCGGCGAACGCTTCCAGTTGCCCTTTGGTGCCGCCTGAGTCATCGACCAGCGCAGCGCGTAGTTGAATGCGTACATATTCCAGTTGCTGCGCGTTCATCGTAACCCCTCATCTCGCCATATTTTTTGTGTACGAAGAATTCCCTCAGCGTGCATGAGCCGAAGTTCCTCGTAGGTGTATTCTTTGGTTTTTACGCGACCGTCGATAACGTCATGACATGCGTTGCAGGAAATAGCGCCTTGTTCATCGTCGGGTTTGCATCCGGTACCACACGTACCCGCTAGCCGGTAATGTGCCAGGCAAGATGTTTCTGGATTGTGGTTGCAGATGCCAGGAATGCGGATAGTGCATTCCCTTCCCTCAGCCGCTTTACGCAAGTTAGCTTTTCTTTTCATGCAGCAAACTCCAGCAGCTGCATGGCTACGTTGTCGGCTTCCTGATAGTTGCGGAATTTTTTAAAGAGAATGGTGTTCCACAGGACGTTAAAAACTGCCTTATAGACCTGGAAGAATTCGGCCTCGCTCATTTTGGCGAACGAGATCGATTTAGCCTCTTTGCGGATTGTGTTGTCAGGCAGGATGTACGTATCGAAGAAACCAGCCTCCATTACGGCCCACTTTCTGAAGGCCTCGAAGGATTTGGTGATTGCCGCCTCTTTCGTTCGCCACTGTCCGTGGGTTTCGTTGTAGACCTTTTCCGTCTCCATCAGGAGATCTTCATTGCCGGCCATCGAGATCAGGTAACGCACGTACCCGTGAAGATATTCTTTTTCCGCAGGAGTGATCGCCCCGCCTACAGGTGTCCAGTATTCGAACCCAAGATTGAGCAGCGCCATGAAACGCTTATGGAAGAGATAGTTTCGGGCCAGCTTAACGTCGCAGTTAAGCCACACGCCGATTTTGATACGTTGCAAAAAATCGCTGGCCTCGGGCGTTGCCGTGGTCAGGGTGGTGGATGAAGATTTAAAGAGTTGTATAACCTGTGCCATCGTTCTCTCCGGTGGCACAGTGTTTCAGCAGGGTTGTTCAGACCCGTTAAACATTATAAATCATTGATGTCTCGGTCGTCACCAGTAGAGTGTCTATCTGGCGCAGTAAGCTTTTTAACTGCATCAATTTGCTCCATGTTTGTGACAAAATCGTCAGGACGCATCACAAAACCATCCTTGAAGGAACCATCGCTGTTACGTCGAATAACTAGCGATCTTGTGCTGTCGTGTATACCCAATATTAAATGGTCTGGAATGTACACTCGCTTTTCTCCTGTTCGTTCTGGCTTTGTCCTTTGTAATTCCTCGCGCGTCCTGACATTTAAGTACAATTTCGCCACTGCTTGATGGTGGTTCCTGTAAGAGTCTCTTAACTCACGAGATGGTTTTTACTGTATACCCATACAGTACCCATTTCCAGTTATTAGCAGCCTTTTTTGACCATAGTTAAAAAAATCATATAGTTGAATATTATCTAGCCTGCGCGTTGAAAAAAAGGGTTTCCAGATTAGCTATATGATTTTAATCAATCGTTTAAAGCGCAACGCGAGTTTTGCGAGTCAGGGAAGGATAGCTGTCATGATAGGGGTGTGGGTGCGTTGAGGACGCAGATCAAACATCTTCAAGAGTGGCGGGGATTTCTCCCCGCCGTTGCTCTTACTTAACAGATTCGTAAGCCGTGAAGACAGCAACCTCCATCTTTCCGGTTCTGAGCCGAACCTCGCAGAGGTCTTTTCTCGTTACCAGTACCGCAAAAATCACGGTGATACAGATGACGATCAGGGCGACAATAATCGCCTTTTGCTGCTTCATAGCCTGCAACTCCTTGACCCGAAGGTCTGTAAGAGGCTATCTTTATGACGCTGTTTCATATAGAGCCTCGGTGAATGTTAAGCGTCTTGCAGGACGCATAATGTTTCCGGGGCTTTTCTCTATCTGCCTTATGGTGTTCATGCCTGAAGCAGATAGCCTCAAGCACCCGCCGCGATTCTACGCTAACTATCTGACTTATCGCAAACTTTATGTTTGGTGCCTGTAGCTTTGCCAGTTGAATGTAACCCAAATTCCGCCGTCCATCTTAAGACGGTCAAACGCTCTTTCGCCTATAGCACCTGGCAATTCTGCCGAGTTCAGATTCGTGAGAATGCCGACAGGTTTCAGCATCGCCGTTCGGCGGTCAATGATCTGGTGCAGAATCACTTTTTCGTACTGCGAGTACATCTGCACGCCGACTTCATCAAGAACAAGCAGGTCCATACTGGTCATTTCATCCATCAGCTTTGACTCAGATTTGCCGCCGTTAAACCCGGCCTTAAATTCCGTCATCAGGTCTGCTACGGTGATTATCAATACGCTTTTTTGTTGAGCCAGTAACGCATTACCTATTGCCGCGGCGAGGTGATTTTTTCCTGTACCAGGACTACCGCCAAAAACGAAACAAGCACAGCCAGATCCGAAGTTATTCAGCCAGGACTTGGCCTCTGTGAATGCTTTGCGCTGCCCATCACACCTCACCTCGTAATTTTTGAATGTGCAGTTCTGATAACGTTCGCGTATTCCTGAACGTCCGAATGTTTTTTGTATGCGCGTGCGTCGGTTTTCCATGGTGAGTTTTTCTGAGTGCTTACGGGCCTCCTCCTTCTGCCACTCCATCAACTCCTGAGCACTCGAAAATTTCGGCTGCACTCCGGCGGGAACAATCCGCTGTAGTCGTTTCAGTACGTCTGACATATCACGCATGCTCACCCCCTGAAGCCGGATGGAACAGTTTTGTCAGGCACTGAAATAACACCAGGTACGGGCCGCTGTTGCTCAGGCTTCGCCCAGTCCTCCAGAAAGAAATTTGACGGGCCGTAAAACGTTTTGGCCTGTTTCACGTATTGCGTACCGGCGGCACCAGTAGCGACTACGAAATCTGCGTATCGCCTGGTACCGTCCAGCATGTCCTGAATACTCACACCTTCACGAATCCTCGCATTCCAGGCTTTGAACGCCCCCGCCTTGTCCTGCCCTCCGGCGCGTCGGGGGTAAGCAGCCCATGCAATTTCAAACTCCGATGAATATTCGGTGATTTTATTTTTGCGACTTACTTTCCCCCTGGGGGGTAAGGGGGGATCTTTAGGTTCATTGACTGGATCTAATAACTGACTGATTCTGGGTGCAGCTCCTGCACCCTCCCCCCCTGCAGCATTTGCACCAGGGGGTGCAAATCCTTCACCCTCCCCCCCTGCACCATTTGCACCATAGGGTGCAGCTTCTTCACCCTGCTCTAAATGCTGTTTTTGATAGGGTGCAGGATTTTCACCCTCATTTTTAAAGGTCAGGTGGTAAATGTTAGAACGGTTAATTCCTCTTGAATCTTTTCGCTCTTCAACACGAACAAAACCGTCCTTCACAAGCTGTCTGATGTGAGTCTGAACTGAGCGTTCCGAAATCTCACACTCATACGCAATCGTCGCCACTGCCGGCCAGCATTCTCCCGTATCGCTGGCATTATCGGCGAGCTTAATCAGTACCAGCTTACGGAGCGGATTACCCACTCTTGCTTTCATGGCCTGAACCATCAGGGACATACTCATACTGCTACTCCTGCGAAATCATCGGGGGTGATCCCGCACTCAAACTGACATCAACAATTCAGCGATCGGGATCAACGCCTGAAGCTCGTCGATCAGCTGATTTAATTTTCCTGTAGCTGTCGGACATCTGACTGCTACGGCCGACATTGCCGCACCGAACGACTCCATGACTTTCGCTTTAGCTAGTTCAGGCGAATGAGGCTCTTCCAGCTCTATGCGCTTGCGGGTTGGCATGGCTCGCAAAGCGACGTCTGATAGCTCTGCTGCCATCTTGACGTAACGAGGCCCACCTAAGCTGAAGATGCGCTTTACGCGTTGTTTAGCGTTGCGTATGCCCTGCTCGTCCGTAGCTGGTGGTATTAGTTTTCCGCCACCCCTGCGTTGATATTCATCAGCGAAGCGAACGCCTACTGTTTTCCAGCCAGCCTCATGCGCCCATGACTCAACGCCAGCGGATATTTGTTCAACCGTCGGAGTGATTTTCATGCTTCAGTTTTCCGTTTCGCTTTGCTTTAGCATGAGCATCATAAATAGCTGGGTCATACTGCAATTCCCCGCCCGATGCCGTTTGTAATCGCGTTGCTCGTCCTTCTGGAACCAGATCACCCCACTTGTACAGAGAGGAGATTCTTACTCCAGCAGCACGAGCCAGATTTGTTTTTGTTCCAAAAAAATGGAGCGCATCTTTCGTATACATTAATCATTCCAAAATGTTAGCCATGGCTAACAAGATAGAAGTTAACAAAAACGTAGTCAATAAGATTTAGCATTAGCTAACTATGGATATGACAAACCTTACGATTGGCGAGCGGATCAGAGCGCGTCGCAAAGAACTAAAATTCACTCAGCGCACTCTAGCTAAAGCGTTGAAAATTTCGCATGTCTCCGTTTCACAATGGGAAAGGGATGATAGCGAACCGACAGGTAAAAACCTCTTTGCACTAACTAAGGTTCTCCAATGCACACCTACATGGATTCTCTTCGGCGATGACAGCCGGACTCCTGAGCCTCCAGTTCTCACCGATGCCCCTCTCGATGAACGTCAAACTGAGTTATTAGATCTCTTCAATGCCCTGCCTGAGTCTGAGCAAGAAGCTCTTTTGGGTGAAATGAGAGGCAGGGTTGAGAACTTCAATAAACTCTTCGAAGAAATGCTTATAGCCCGACGCCGCACTCAAAAAAAATAAAGCTCTAAAAAACAAGCAGATATCCTCTTACGCCCAAAATGTTAGCTATAGCGAACATTTTTCTCTTGATCTAATTGTTAGCTATGGCTAACCTTTCCACATCGAAACACGCACAGTGTTATCAGCAAAACGTTCAGCCAGCCTGGCTAAAGGGCATCAAGAGGAGAAGAGAGATGAATCGTGAAGAACTAAACGAAGCAAGAACCGCGCGCATGAAGAAGGCCGAAGAAGAAAACGTCTGGACTCTGTTCCACACCAATGAATGCGCAGAAATCACCATTTGTGAAGCAGTACGTTACATGACAACAAACTTCAAAGAAGCTTCGATTGATGATCCTGTAGTGAAGGAGCGCACAGCCGAAGTACTGCGCGCAGCCTTAGTTATGGTGGAAAGCTTTTAACGCTTCTGTTCTTCAGGCTTAGCCGCACTTCCCTGCTCTGATGAATCATCTGCTTTACGTTCTTCAGCGTTTTCAGGAGTGGCTGGTTTCTTGCCTGGGTTATGGAAGTTGGAGTTTCCGAAATTTTTGTTTTTTCCGAACATGATATTTCCTCTTAGGTTGTTGGAATCAAAGAGGATACCACTGCCGCCTGAGGTGGAGAGTTGACCAGGCACAAATTTGAAATGGTGTTTCTAAACGAAAGCGAAACGACAACTTACAATCAGAATTGTCACACCGAAGGTGACACATGAGTGAAAACGATGTAGTTGAAATTTTTGTGGTGCGTACAGGTGAAGCCAGGGAAATCGCACAGAAGTATCTCGAAGAAAATTACTGGGGTTTATCAACTGCCCTCACCTTTTATCAGGCAGATATGAACGAAGGAAAAATATAAATGGATTTATCGGAATTAACGCCAATTCAGGCAGCACAAAGCAAGTTCGCTATAGCAGCCTTTATTGGTGATAAAGAAATGTTTGAACAGGCAATTATTCAATTCGCTATTGCAACCGGAGCAAAGGTAAACCATGACAACTCTATACGCATTAGTTTTGACCGTCTTTCTGAATACGGGAGAGGCGCAGGAACAGGTCATTGATATTTATGACAGCCACTCTGAATGTGTGAACGCTGCAAAAGAACAGAACATTGCAGGTGATTGTTATCCGGTAGAAGCCATTATCCCGATGAATGCGAGTGAAATTCCGGCGGGGTATTAATGGACTGGCAAACGACAAAGTTTATTCTGAAGGCCTTCGCAACACTTGCAGTAATTTTTTACCTTGTCGCTATTTTTGGTTTTCGCCTTTTTGCTGAAGACAATGACGACGACATGTAGTTAAACCGAAGCGTTATATATGCCTGAAACATGGCAGGGATTTTTACAACCTTTTGAGGATAAATCATGAGCATCGAATTAACCGTAAGTTTCAAAGAAAATGTAATCGTCGGCAGTCTTAATTGTGTCGTAACGGAGATTGTCGCGGGTGGCTCTGTAATTGGCTACGTAGCGATTAACCGCACCTATAACGATAACCGTCTGGTTACCACTATCACGCCTTTCACCTCCAATGGTGAACTGGCGGAATCACACTGCCCGTTCTGCGCGGTTAAGGCACTGTTTGCTCAGTACACGGGCTTCAATCTCAAATCGGTATCTGTTGCCGAAGCAGAAGAAAAGCCCACGTCACATTTTATTGGCGTACTCACAGCCATGTTAATGAGCAAAGCCTGACTTAAGAACAAACGCCCCGTTACATCGGGGCATTTATCAGAGTGATCATTCGTAAGTGGTCAGCCTGATAAATGAGGAATGCAGATGGATATTACTCTGACGTTTAAGAAATTAGCCCTCGTTAACGGCGAGGAAGCTGTTATCAGCATTGCCCCCAGCGCAATGAAAAAGATGGTCATGGATTTAGTGGCGAATGGTTATTTATCCACTGAGGATTTAATCATTTTCGCAATCGGTCAGGTGAAGCTCTGCGACCGTAAAAATCTTGAGCATGTTTTGCCCGACAACGTTTTGAACAAATTAACAGAAACCTTTGAATCCGTAAAAATGGAGAAGAAAAATGACTGACCAGAAAATTTTCATCGCGGGATATTTCCCCGATGAAAAATCAGAACAGGCAGGTATCAAGCGCGTCGCTACCGCGTTCAATGCAAAGGATATTGAACGCGCTAAAGCGAAAGCCAACTTTATCTTTCTGGAAGAGTATGAACATGCTCAGGATGCGGCTTATAAAATGCTCCTTTGTGAAGACACTCCTGACGTTCCCGCCCGCCCTTCTCGTGGCGTATGGGACACCGAATTCCTTTACGAATACGACTGGCCTGAAGACGTCGGCCACCCTGTAAAACGTCAGGCTGAAAAGGTTGATTTCGAAAAACTTTCTCGTGAATTACAGATCGCGTGCCTGATTAAATACGGCTCTACCGAGTTAACAAAAAACGACCTGCCTGGTGCGCTGGAAATTACCCAGGACGATGACAGTTTTGAAGGGCATATGTACGCCGCCATTATCAAAACGCCTTCAGTAGCTAACATGTTTATTGGGCGCGTTGAAAACGCTATCGGATGGTTGGGCGCAAAATGTGATCATTCCGCTAAATGGCCTGAGATCCAGAAAGAGCTGGCTGCATGGGAGAAGCGACAGAACGCCGAACGAAAACAAACCGGTTCGTCAAAATCGGTGGTCGATATCGCCCGCGAAAGAGCCGCGGCTGAAAAACTCAGCCAGCAAAATCCTGCTCCGGTATTGCTCCAGGATCCCGAGTCCTTAAAGCGCAATATCGCGCTCGGCCTGATTGCCAAAGCTATGGATTTCGACATCCTCAATCCTCCGGCGAGCATAGTTAACCGCGCCCGCGAAATTATCAAGCTGAAGGAGAAACCCTTCCCTGCATGGTTTGCGGCAATGAGCGCCACGCTCGGCATTTATGAATACTCCGCCGTGCAGATCATCTACAGCGTGAAAATCTCGCCTGAAGATATCGACAAGACTGCCGGCTCTATTCAGGCACACATTAACCGCACCTTTACCGAAACTGACCACGCCAACCCGTCCGCTGAAATGCTGGCCATCGCCTGTGGCACATCGAAAACCGAAGAGGGAAAAAGTAATGAGACCGAACAGAACCAAACGGGCACAACTGGCCCACTGGACGATGCAGCGTCAACGACTGGCGCAGTGGAACCGGAACACAATGCAGACTGGCCAGCAGCGGGGACGCTGGAAACTGCGCCACAGGTAGAACGTACTGGCCCGTTCTATTACCTCTTTGCTGATGGTGTGAAAGTAGGACGCGCTAACAAGCTGCCAGGCCTCGAAAAAGCGCTGGCTGATGGTGGTAAGGAAATCAGCCAGGACGAATATTTAGCGCGTAAGAACGGCACATACGAAGCCCCTGCCGCCCCTGCTGATAACTCAGGCACGAGTAATAAGCCTGAAGTGACCAATCACGGGGCAGGTCGTTTTTCCATTGATGGGCTGATGTCAGAACAGCAGCCATCCGGATCCACTCCTGCCATTTCATCTGAAGATTCTGAAGAACAAGCCGCTGCATCTGTAGCACCTGTGGCAGGGAATGAAAAACCTGAGTTCACCCTCCGTGCCGACGAGCTGGAGAAAGAGCTGGGTGATAGTGACAATATTTCACTCTGGAAAGGAGTGATGCGTACTAACCCGCGCTACACAAAAGATATGGGTGATCTTGGCTTCGGCGGTACAGCGATTAACGCTGAGTACATGATCATGCGGGCTACTGAGAAATTCGGGCCTGTTGGGATCGGCTGGGGTTGGGAAATTCTTGAAGACAAGATGATAGAAGGCGCTCCCCTCACAGAAAAAATCTTTGAGGGAACAAAGTTTGTCGGTAAGCGCATCCTGCGTGATGCCGATGGCTCCCTGATGTTCGAACTGAATCACTACATCAGAATTGGCCTTTGGTACATCAAAGACGGTAAAAAAGGGATTGTCGAAAACTTCGGTTCCACGCCATACCGTCAGTCAACCAAGAACGGCATCCAGTGTGACAGCGAGGTTCATAAAAAATCACTGACTGATGCGATCAAGAAATGTCTCTCCGGGCTTGGCTTCTGCGCCGATGTCTGGCTGGGCCTTTATGACGACGCGGTCTACAGAGCAGAAAGCGCTATTGAATTTGGTCTTAAAGACGCAACGGATAAAGCCGAGGATTCAACGCGCATCCGTGAAGAACTTGACGAAAGATTTAAACAGAACGTTGAAACCATGCGCAATGCTGTCTCTCAAAATGAAGTATCGAAAATTGCGAGCAGTCTGACGCGAGCCGTGAGCATTCACTTAAAAGCCGCCAAAGATATTAACGACAAAGAATACGTCAAATATCTTGAGGGCCGTTTACGCCGCCTGGAAGATATTAAAGGCGAGTGTCTTTCTAAGCTGGAGGAAAAAGCATGAGCAACCGCACCATTGATTTAGCAAGCGAAATAAGCAAAGTTCTTGCCCTCGGTGAAAGCGGCGATATTGATGCGCAAACTCTTGCCGATACCCTAGAAGGTATCGAAGGCATGATTGAAGATAAATTTGATGCCACGATGTCGGTTATTAAAGACTTTGAAGCTAAACAAGAAGCCTGTAAGAAGGAGGCAACCCGTTTAACCGAAAGAGCTAAACACTGGCAGCGTCAGGCCGGAAGTCTTCGCCAGTATTTACTTGAGTGTTTGCAAACCTCTGGCCGTAAGCAGTTTAAATCTACCCTTCACACCTATTCAGTTAAAAAAGGGTCGATATCCTTAAAAATTGTCGATGAAGATTTAATTCCTGATGAATTTGTGGAGTCCAGAACAGAGGTTATTCACGACATACAGAAGGATAAAATTAAAAAGATCCTGACTGATGCGTTAAAAACCATTGAAGATTTACGCGAGAAAGGTGAGCAGGTGCCAGAGGAACTTTTAAACAAAGTGCCTGGCGCTCAGGTAGAGCGTGGACCTGAATCTCTTTCAGTTCGATGAAACACTGGGCCGCTAAGCGGCCTGTTTCGGGAGCTTATATGTTCGTGTTCAGAAATGAAATCATCGAAGAGAAAAATGACGATTTACGATATCCGCGCAAGCAGTCTTTGAATTCTGCACCTGACTATACAAAGAAAATAGTCGCTGAATTATCTAATCGTCGAAATCTGAGAAAGAAAAATGTTCAACATAAAACGCGGTAAGTCAGTGTTTAAAGTTCGCCCTCTCCTGTTTACCAAAAGTTTCAAGTGGGCGAGCGTAAAAGTATTTGATACGCAGCAAGGCAAATATTACGGGCGTGAGACAGGGAAACATTATGGGTGATATGGGCGATTATTTCCGCGACAATGCACCCTATCTCAAAGAGGGTAGAAAAAAGGCCCGTGATGGTGCGCATCAAAGAATTAAAAGTTTCTTCGTGCGTAATGGCGTTGTTTTTGAGGAGGGCAATAACACCCTACTTTTCAGAACTCCGGCTGGAACAGTGTGCTATTACACGCCGAGCCAGAAAATGCAGCACAAAAATAAATGGTCTCAGTGCAGTCCTACAAGCTGTATGAATTATGTGAAAAAGTTACGAGGTGAATTAAATGGCTAATTCTTTCCGCCTGATGCGAAACCAGAAAGTTATTTCCCGCATTGACGGGCATCTGATGCATCTTGACGACATCCATATTAAGCCAGGCTTTAACAAACGATTTGACGATGACCGTACCCGCCAGGCTGACGATGAGCTTTTCCAGTTCCTGATGAATGGCGGGACAGTTCCGGCGCTTGAGGTTACGCCCCGTGATGAAGGTGGCGTGTGGGTGGTAGAAGGTCATCGACGTCATCGCTGTTATGAGAGGTGCCGGAAAGCCGGTAAGCCTGTAAACAAAATTCAGGTCGTTCCTTTCATCGGTGATGACAAAGACCGACTGGCCCGCATCCTAACTTCCAACAACCAGTTAAGCCTTTCTGAACTTGAACAGGCTGCGGTTGTGAAGGAGCTGGCATCTGCCTTCAATCAGTCTGTTGCTGAAATCGCTAAGCTGGTGAACAAGTCAGAACCAACCGTTCGTAACCTGCTCACTCTGGCTGGAGCGAACCATGACGTGAAGCAGAAAGTACAGGCTGGTGAAGTAACAGCAGGTGCAGCGATTGAGCGCGTAAAAGAGTTCGGTGAAAAAGCGGGTGAAGTACTTGAGCAGGATAAAGCAGTAGCCGCAGCCGCTGGAAAGAAGAAAGTCACCCGCAGCGTTATAGCACCTGAAATCAGCGTGAAGAAAGCCCGCCGCCTGGTAGAGCTGATCACCCTTGCCGGAATAAACGAGAGCGGCGTTATTACCCTTTCTGGCGAGTTATTGAATGAGGTAGTGGAAATCATCAACGAACAGCGTGATATCGAAGCACAGCGCAGTAGGGCCGCAGTATGAACAAGGTAGAGAAAGAACGTTTAGTTAGTTATCGCCGCTGGCTCCATACGGCAGAACTGAACGAGACAAAGCTGATCGCTTATAACTGCCCTAAATGCCTTGAGAAGTTACAAACCACTGAAGCGCCTGAGCGTGAATGCTGGGACACATTTTCCAGTTGCGCTTTTTGCGGTTCGCTGCTCTACAAGGTTACTCGTGGGGCAACAGTTGAAATTGAATTAATTAATAAGATTGGAAAATAAAAATGATGATTAAACGTTACGACGCTCATACGAATGTCGATGATTTCAAATCTGACTGGCATGAAAGTAAAGACGGCCCGATGGTTAAGTATAAAGATTATGCCGCACTTGCTGCTGAGAATGCGGCCCTGAAGGCGGCAATTGAAAAGCATGCACGTGCGGCAGATTTCTGGAACTCATGGGCAGACCCAGGAGATAAAACTCTTCACGCAATAGGAACCCCTGCGACAGACGATTTCATGAATGAAGTACGTGCTCAATCCATCACTGATGCACTTAAATCACTCGATGTGGTGTTTGACACTGATTGTGTTATGGAGGCAAACGGCATCAGCTATGAAGACGCAGAGCAGCGCACATCAGGAGCTTACGCTGTTTCTAAAGCCCTTGAAGAGTTTGCCTCACAACTTCGCAAAGGAGTGCAGCCATGAGTAATCCAATCAGCGTTATGAAAAGCCCGATCACCAATCGTATTTACGCTGGTCGATCACGTGCAGTTAAAGGGCTGGCGCAAGGTGTGCGTCAGTTCGTCGGCGATAAGTTTGATGTGACAGACGAAGCGTTGCACGCAGTTGCACATTACCTGGTACATACCGATGACATCAAAGTGTTCACGCTTCCTGATGGACGTGAGATTCATCTCCGTGCTGATGTAAAGGAGTCCGCCCAATGAGCAACATCGACAAACAGGCCCTGATTGCAAAAATAAAAAAGCAGACTGAAAGCTTTGACACAGTGACGCTTCGGGCAGATGAAGCTAATGCACTTCTGGATGAATTGGCCGAGAAAGACGCTGATCTTCAGGAATTCCAGAAAGCCGCAAGCCAGCCTATTGGTTGGACTGACGAGCAGGAACTGCGGAGCGTTCATAAAGACGGATGCGGATATCTCTTTAAAGCCACCCCGGTTTCCCCGCACGCAGACCCGCGCCGCGTCATTATGCTCTACACAGCCCCACCAGTTCAGATAGTGCATGGGCTATGTACAGCAATAGAGGCTCTTTTAGATATGCAGGTTCGAATGGTTAAGCAAACCAATGTCGGCGCATCTTTCTTTGATGGTGAAACAATATCAGCTATGAACTATGCACCAATACAGGCCAGACAAGCGCTCAAATTAGCCAAGCAACACAAGTGATTTTCGTAATTCAGTTTTGATACCCGACCAGCGTTAACTTGCTGGTCGGTCATGGGGTAACACATGCTTTTGACACTCAAAGAGTGGGCGAGCGATGTCTATCAAGATCCGCCGCCTATTGGAACTTTGCAACGCTGGGCAAGGAACGGGAATATTTACCCACCTCCAGAAAAACACGGGCGCGAATATAAAGTTCAACATGATGCTTTTTATATCAAGCCAAATAAAGCGTGTAGCAAGATCCAACATCAAAACCCAAATGGCCGAACTGGTAAAAAAAGCAGCTTACTGGAGAGGATTGAACATGAGCAGGAAATACAATCGCGATCTACCGCGAAATCTAACTTATAGGAAAAAATATAAAAAGTATTATTGGCGTAATCCTGTTAGTGGAAAAGAATTCCCCCTCGATGGACTTTCAAAAAGCCAGGCGATAGCACAGGCCATCGAAGCTAATAATTATATTACCAATAACTTTACGCCTAGTGGTTTACTGCAGCGAATCACGGACGAAAAACAGCTAACCCTGAGTGATTGGCTTGAACGTTACAGAATCATACTAAAGCGCAGGGAACTGGCGGCCAATACCTATAAAGTGCGTGCGGGGCAGATTGCTACCATCAATGAAAAAATGGGTGAGCTGATACTGAACAAGATAAACACTCGCCATATAGCTGACTTCCTCGATACATGGATCGCAGAAGGAAAAAAGACCATGGCCGCAACTATGCGCTCTGTGCTGATCGATATTTTTCGGGAGGCGATTGCCGAAGGTGCCCTGACGCTTAATCCGGTTGAACCGACGAGAACGCCAAAGATCGTCGTCTTCCGTCAACGTCTAAGCCTAGAAATGTACGGACCGATCAGAGCCGCAGCAGATACTTTATCGCCCTGGTTACCACTCGCGATGGATCTTGCGTTGGTAACCGCGCAGCGCCGCGAGGATATAGCGAACATGCGGTTCACTGATATTTATGATGACCGTTTACACGTTACCCAGATTAAAACGGGGGCAATGATTGCCATACCGTTATCCCTGTCACTGAATGGAATACGTCTGAGCGCAATCATTGATCGCTGTCGTTTGCTGAGTACAACTGATTTTCTGATAAGTGCCGGCAAACGTAAAAACAGTCCTGACGGAGCTATTCATCTGGACAGTTTGACGAAAGGTTTTGTGAAGGCGCGGAAATTGTCGGGGCTGGAGTTTTCTGATCATCCCCCCTCCTTCCATGAGATTAGAAGCTTGTCTGGTCGAACGTATGAAGCGAGTCGGGGAAAAGATTTTGTCCAGAAACTGTTCGGTCATACATCGAAATTAATGACAGAAAAATACTTGGATGTGAGGGAGAAAGTGTTTACATTGTTGTAACAGGCACAAAAGACCGGATATGTGATTTCGTGCATTTTTCGTGTAATTTCGTGTCGCGCCTTGTAACCCTCTGATATATAAGGCAGATAAAAAAAGACCGAATACGATTCCTGTATTCGGTCCAGGGAAATGGCTCTTGGGAGAGAGCCGTGCGCTAAAAGTTGGCATTAATGCAGGCTCAATCGCCTTGCACTTTAAGAATAGATGACGACGCCAGGTTTTCCAGTCCACAGCAAAAGTGGCCTGAAAAAAAGCGTCAGAGCATCATTAAATACAAGAAAACCGCAGTGCTGCATCAGCGTCTGCGGTTTTTTTTATTGGAAACCCGAGGGCTAGCAGAGCGTTTCAGCGCGTGCGATAAACGGCGCAAGGCTCATCTTTTGCCCTGGATTTGCCGGGTCATCAATTTGAATCACGCTGATGGGCTGGCCGTTGCTCTTCCCGCTGGCAACCTGCTGCTTAGCAGTATCGTTCAACGGGTACTGTACCAGCGTGCTGGGGTTAATCGCATACAGAGCGTGGCCTGGACGGCAGGTCAGCATCACCTCTTCGCGGTTAAATGCCCACTTATTCTTACCCACCTCAAAACGGCTGACGGTAATAACCTGCGGCGCCGCCAGCGCACTCCCGGTGCAGGCCAGCAGTAAAAGAGAAAGCACTGTTTTTTTCAT